CCTTACATCTTGGTCACTTACTTCCATGTATTTACTGTCCTCGAATTCTCGTTCATTTATAGTATTACAGATTGCATCGTGAAAGTGGTCACCTATTATACTATCTAAGCGATCCGCTATTGCTTCGATTTCTTCTTTAGTTAAATTCATTGTTTAATTGTTTATAGTTACTTCTACCCAACCTTTCTCAGAGTGATTAGCTTCGGCTTTTAAACCTTGACCTATCAACATATACTCTAGTTTCTCCGCGGCTTCCCATAACTTTGGTTCCGGCATTTGATCGTGATCGTCGTCGTACAATATGGCACCTCTACATTCGTAGAATGTCCAATCGCCTTGATTTACTAGTTTAAATCTCCATCCGTTTATTGTTATATATTTTTCCATTATACTTGTTCAGTTTTAAAGGTTGATGGGAATTTATCCACCATATACTTTGCTAAACCTAATCCTTCGTTAGCATTGTTTGCAATGTGTCTAGCGATACTATCTTGCATTTCAAACAAGTCATCTTGGTCGTATTGGTCACATAAGAAGAAATTATCTCCACCCATTAATTCGCATAGTTGATCTATGAACTCTACATTTTTACTCATATTTATAGTTTTATTATTATTGTTATTCAGTTATATTATCGATAGTGTTTCGTATTAATTTTGTATTTATTTTTTTATTAACTCCGGCAATTTCCTCAAATTCCGCACTAGTTAGTTTACCCTCTAAGAGTAGTATGTAATCTCTCGTCACATCTCGTCTAGTTATACTATTTATTACTCTCATCTTTTAACTGCATGAATAGCGTTAGCGATCTTTTTTAATTCCGATAGTACGATTAGTACATAGTGATTGAATTTTCTCATTACTTACAGTTTTTGTTGTTAAAGTTCATTAAGTGATTTAACCTATCTCTTTGTAAAGGTAGTAATTCTCTTTGATAGAAAGTATACCTAGATCCACTCGGTACATACCCAGTTTTCTTGTTAATTTGGTACATTCTTAAGTTCTTAGATGTAGTAGACCTTGTACTCACTCTAACATACCCACTTGAATAAGATACACCTATTCGTCCGTCACTTAGTTTAAAATGTAGTGATCCATCTTTAGTTACTTTTAGTAATTCCATATTATATAGTATTTGTAGTTTGATAAAAATTAATTCTTTCTTGAACTTCGTCACGAGTGATCTCACCTGACATTTGTCTTAATACATCGGTAGACATATCGATCCGTTTTCCATTAGGACATTGTAGTATAAATTGCATATTATTTATTGTTATTTATTAACCATTGTAGTTGAGCATACTCTTCATACTCTTGTTCACTTGCGAAACCGTAGTCGTTATTTTTCATATTATTTATTTTTTGTTACGTTTATATTATCGAATATAGTTCGTATTTATTTTGTAATTTTTGTTTGGTTGATCAAGTCGTTACCTAACATTTCGTAAGTTTCGCCATCTTCTAATGTACAATTTTGTTTTACGAAATCCCATATTTCTCTAATGTATTCACCTTCACATCCAGGTTTGTTTTGTTTTTTAAAGTACTCTATAGTATCTTCATTCCAATAGTATTCCATATTATTATAGTTTATTTGTTTTTAGTATTATTAGTTATTCGTTAGATTCATATATATTATCGAATAGTACTCGTATTTATCTTGTAAAGGTGTATAATTATTAATAGAATAAAAAGTAGTAGATAGTGTAACGCTGAGTCTCAGTGTGTACAACTAAATATATTGTAGGACGGAGTCTACTCTTTCGATCGATTAGACCAGACTAATGGGTGTTTATTAAAAAGTGTGACGTTAGCTAGTTATATACTATTAATAATAGGCTATTGTCGCACTTTGGCTTCTCTATATTTCTAAGGGTAGAGACCCAAATTCTAGGGATTATATTTCTATAGATTCCCTAGTTGAAAATTGTCTAACATTCGCTGGCATGTCAGTTGATTGAGACCAATATCCACGTTTGATCCAACAAGGCATTATAGATAGTTTAGGAAGCATTAGACTTAGTACTTCGTCATGATTGTAGGTAACTTTAACCGAAGGCTTAGTTTTAGTAGGCTTAGTATTAAAAGTTATTACTTGATTTCGACCTAGCCAATTCTTTCTTACTACGAAGTTCTTTCGTTCGATTGGTGGGAAGATTAAGGCTTTTTCTTCAGTTGTCATGTTTGCAATTGCATTGGTAATTAATTCTTGATTGTTCATAATAGTTATTTATTTAAGTTTATATTTAATTTGTTATTCGTATATATTATCGAAGACTATTCGTATTAGGTTTGTAATTAACATTCTTCTATTTCTAGAATATTGTCTAATTTGTAAAAGTCTAAGACTCTTTTAATAGTTTCTACTTTTAAGTATTTAATGTAGTTTGTAGGAATTCCATTCTTATTCCAAGTTGATTTTAAAGTTATTTTAAACATAGTATTTGTATTTTAGATTCATATATATTATCGAATACCGTTCGTATTAGGTTTGTAAGTTATTAAGCATTGTAAATAAAGTATTGTGTAGGGCGGAGTATACTCTTCCGGCGCTCTTTCAAAGCCAGGCTATTAGATGGTTGATCCTGTCAGGTTAGGATGAAGATCCGAACTCTTGGATGCATCGGGCCATCGACTCTTGATCATCTGACCATCCTGAAGGATATTCCTCGATGTATGTGCATTGCACGTATTTGGTCCCGTCTGGGCGTGTGATTGTTTCTGATTTGTACATAGTTATAGTTATTTAGTTATTATTTAATTCTTGTTGAAATTCTAATTCGTCTTGATAGATATTATTTAATTGTTCAAGTAGATGTTCGATTGATTCTTGTCTGTTTAAATATTCAGTATTAGTTATTAGATCAATCTGTTTATTTAATTGTTTGTTTAATTTGATGTTTAATTTAATTTGTTTAGATAAGGACATAGTTTATATATTTTAGATTCATATATATTATCGACTATAAGTCGTATTAATACTGTATAGACTACCAGCTTTCGTTCAGCTGATGCGTTAGCTCACGAGCTGCGTCTGTGGCTGCCTCGATCGTTACGTTGCCGAGCAGATACTGGTTCAGCTCATCGATCGTAGCTAGTACGTTTGCCTTGGTCTGTTGGCTGATCGCATTACGTTTGTTAGCCTGTGCGAATAACGCCTGAGCATACGGCTTCGTATAGCCTTCCGCGATCCAGTCTGCGATCGATCTGTTTGGTGCGTTGTAATTATCTTCTGTAGTCATAGTCTGTTAGTATTTAGATTCGTATATATTATCGGTAACGTATCGTGCTGGTGCTGTAAACGTAAAACGTAAGCGCGTCGTAAGCTGAGCTATAGGATAACAGTTCGGGCGAAATGCGCAGGCAAAAGGCAAAATAACGTGTGGAATGCACGTAAAAAGGTAAAAGCGTACGCGAAAAGGCAAAAAAACAAGGGGGGCCCGGCTAAATGAAAAGCGTTTTGCTATGACTTTGCTAGGGTAAATACAGTATGGCAACACAAAGTATCTCTACATCTCAAAAATTTTTTTTCAAAATATTTTTTTTTGCAAAGCAATGCGACAGTAGGTAGTTATATATAATAGTAGTAGGCTATCGTCGCAGTATTGGGTAATTGTAAGGTTTACTCTTTCTACGTAAGTATTATAAGTATAATAACATGCAATTAAAATGGGTAAACAGAAATTAAGTCCTAAGGCTGCAAAAGCAAAGGCAGTGAGGGATTTAGCTTGTGCTAATACAGATGACAGGAAGGCTAAGAGAGCAGATAGTCAGATGAAAAGGAGAAAAGCTATAAAGAATAAAGGTCTAGCATTCTTATTGAACAAGGATTATGACCATAATACAGGTAAATTTGTGTTATCGTCTTATAATAGAGGTGGAACGCAGAGTAAGAGTAAAAAAGACGGTACAAAAGCCGAGAAAACCAATAAATAAAACATCGACATGGCAATAACTTCAACATACCCCATAATAGTACCTAAAGCAACAGACCTTATAGTAGGTACGCAGACATATACTACTGCAGACCCAGTGTTAGACAATCCAACTAGGAACTTTACAGTTCAAAGTCTTGTTAGTTTGGTCACGAGCCTTGTTCCTGGAGGTGGAACAGTTACATCTGTAGCCGCTACTGGGTCAAACGGTATCTCAATTACAGGTTCTCCAATTACAACAACAGGAACCCTTGCTTTAAGCTTAACTGATGGAGGCGTACCAATTACTAAACTTCAGTCTAGCGCAATTACAATTAATGGAACCTCTGTTTCATTAGGCGGATCTATAACAATAGATGGATCCGTTACTGGTTTAACCGTGGTAGGTACATCGGGAGATGCTACTTTAATATCAGGGGTGTTGAATATACCTAACTACTCTTCGAATCCTTCTATTGTAAACATAACAGAGAATCAAACTATAGGTGGTGTGAAAACATTTACCTCAAACATATATGCTCCAAATGTAGGAGGTGACAACACAGGTGATCAAA